AGTTTTTGAAGTCTGGCCAATTAACTCGGAAAGTATTGTCTGCTACTCCTCCATTTAACTCTTTAATTAGTGTATTCAATGCATTAATTGTATATAATGTATTAGATTCTTTCTTTCTGTGTACTAGGATAGTATTCTCTAAAAAATTAGAAATATTACCAAAGTCTACATTATATGTACAGATATATTCATCTTGACTCTTTGCATACAGTATAAAGATCTTGTTGTAAATGATCTTATATTTTTCCTGTATTTGCGTGAGAGTTGAATCTAGATTTTGCTCTGTAGAAAATGTGCAAAATAATTTGTTACTCATATCGTCGTTTATCCTAATAGGCTCGAAATCGTAGCTAAATGTGTTCGTGTCTTGAATGTCTATCATTCTAATATAAATATGAGTTACTTTATAAAACTAAACTGTTTGAATACTTAAATTTAACGGGGTATAACGAGTTGCATTCTAAAATAGACTGCAATTCACTTATTATATGTTCTCCATCATCATCACTTAAGTCGATAATTAAAGCGTCATAGATATATAACACTAGTTCACTTTTCTTATTATCTAAATACCTAAGTACTTCTTTTAATATAGTAATATTATTTGAGGTCTCCAACGATTGCATCATATAGTTCATTAACTTTGCTGGATGCATCTCTTTTAATGCTTTAGTAAACGGCTTTCCTGATTGAGGATTATATACAACTCCATCTTTTTCATATGTAGCCCAAAGAGTATCTATGTACTCTTGTACTTTAATAAATATTTCTAAATTTTTATGCTCTTCTGGTATTTTACCGTATATTGCTTGAAAATTAATCTGTTTTGCCTGTATATACTGTTCATCAGTAATATCTTTAGTTCCGTAATAAAATTCAGCAAGTTGTTTGTGGGCTGATTCTGCTGTTAACTTGTAGTTAATCTGATTACAAAGTAGACGCAAGTGATAACCGTCAAAATCAAGCTCAACAAATCGGTTATTTTTAGGTCTGAAAGATTTCCTGTGTTCTTCAGATTTTGGTATTGCAGCGAAATTAACGCTATTAAAAGCATTAGTAGGTCTAGATGTAGCATTATATAAATTGTATGAAGTTAGTACTGATTTATTAAGTGTGTTGTATTTAGGGTCCCTTGGTGTAAATAATTTAATGTAATCTTCATAATTTACTCCTATACCCGGTTGTTCTATTAAGTAAAATACATTAGTAGCGGTTTTATTATAAAAATCAAATCCTTTTGGTATATCAAACCCTATTACGTGTTTAACTGAATTATATGTATCCTCACAGGATTCGTGTAATTTAGCAATTGGTATGATTCTGTTAATATCATCAATTGTTCTGTATCTTGAATAAAGGTTATTGTTAATTTCCTTACTATACTCTAACCTATCGTACTTAGTCATTGAATATAACAGTGATAGATCTATTGCTCCCTGTAAATTGAAGTGGTATAACAGGTCCTTTTTGTTTAATGTATATAGTAGTGGTATTTCCGTAAGAATTGCAGAGACACAAGATTTCGATAGGTTAACTCCTTCTTCATGGTCGATAGGGATAATATATCCCTTAGTATCATGGACGGGTCGTAAATATACTGCAACAGTTTTAGATAATTTAGGATGGTAGTAGTTATTAGTAGTTATAACATCTACGTATAACCCATCTTTTGATAATTCCAGTAATTTTTCGAGTTTAGACTCTTCTTCAACTATATAAAACACTTGTATAACCTTTTTATTTAATATAAGAATAAATAAGTTATAAAAAAACTATTACAGCATTTGATCTCGATCTCTACTTGAACCTCCGCTTCTACCTCCTGATCTTCTAGTGCTTATCATTCCTTTTGGATCATTTACTCTTCTTCTTTGAGGACTCGGTGTTTTTTTCTTTTTAACTCTCTCAATATTTTTCTCCTTAGCTACTATTTCTTTTTCTACCTTAGGGGTAATAGGTCGAGGTATTGGTTTTGATTTAGGATTCAATAAATCATTTAACTGGTTTAATGCACCTTCAATATCAATTTTAGATTTATAAGGTACGAAAGGTTTTAACTTAGCTTTTTCAGCTGCTATTGCGGCTTGAATAAATGCGTTAGCTTGTCCTTCAGTAAGTATAAATTCAGTAGTATCGTTTAAAATTAAAGCAATACCTGGGAATATTATTTGCGATTGATTAATTACATCTTGATTTTTACGCTTTAATCCCGGGTGCTGATAGTCATTAATAATGGTATCTTCTGCAAGACCAACTATATTCCACTGTACCTTTAAGGTTCTTCTATATAATTTACCTTCTTTTTGTTCAGCAAGATATTGTTTAGGATCAGTTTCTACAATTTTATTTTTTCTTATGTCTCTTATAAAATACCTATCGTATGTTTTTTTCTGATAGTCTTTATATGTAGGTTTTCTATAAACTCTAGTCAATCCTAATTCTTTAGCAACTAAGTTTGGATCTATATCAGGAACAAATTCTAGGGATACTGATTCAGCTGTTACTTCTTCTCCTTTGTAAAAATTACCTAGAAAATCTTGCACAAACTTACCGCCGAAAGCTCTTCCAGTTACTTTATCAAGTAGTTTCCCACCGATCTTTCCTCCTACTATTTGTTTTATCTTAGGTATATACATTACATTCCAGTTGAATACATTAAAGCTTTAACATTTGTAACCCATTTATTATCTGCGCCTACATCATGAGATATTCCTGTTATAATATACGCAAATCTTTTATACCTATCAGGTAAAATAGTATTATTTATTCTAAAGGTAAGTCCTATTTTGAATCCTGCTATTCCCTGTAGCTTTAAAGACAGTTCAATAGGTACAGGTAGTGGATCAAAATCAAATTTTTTATCAATTCGCAATTGTTCTTTTATATTTTTAGCTCCTTGTTCTGCTATTATAGGCCAAATATAGGTATTAGTCACACCCTGACTTATTTGATCGTACCCTTTTCTTAGTAATTCTGTGTAATTAAGTTTGGGGTCATCGGATTTTTGAGATTTTTCTTCAATAATTTTACATGCCTCTTCTGCTTTAGCATTTGCCTTATATGGAAAGTGTCTGTCTACTGCTCCTAAATTCCATTGCATCATAGCCTCAACATTAGAGTTGTACCCAGAACCTACTGATCCTTGAGCTGCTATGGAAACTTGAGAAGAAGTGTTAGATGATATTTTGCTCTCTACACCTAATTCTAAGACTGTAGAATTTAATCCGGATTCTGCAATAATAGGTATCCCTTTATCAAGACCCCCTGATGGGAACCCTCTATCTACTATAGTAAACATATTCAAGTTTTGGTCAAACATATACGTAAAATGGTTTATACCCCCAAATGCATCATTAATAATTTTACATATTAAATCAATAAATGTGAGTATAGACTTTTCTCCATCAACCATCGTTTCTTCATATGCTTGAAGTATAGAATCTGTTTCTATTAATACTGATAAGCAGTCATCTATAGGTACTCCTGTTTTAATGGCAGCTTGATTTAAACTCTCTGCCATGTCTTGTCCTTTAACTACGTTATCAGTATTGTTTTCCGGGATGCCTAATTTTAATGCTTTTGTAGGTGCTATACTATAATGTGATGGATAGGTTTTAAACTTTTCCCCTAGTTGTTCACTAAATAATACTACCGCTTTTCCGTTTGAAGCATCCTTAGGCATTTCTATTGAGTTAATAATACAAAGTAGGGTACGGAACGAAATGTAAGTTAAATTTTCTCCTCGTGTGAATACCTTGTTAAACGTTATTCTTGCCAACCGCTCTAAATTACCCCGTATAGTGTTAGCACTATCATCATCTACTGCTTCTGATTTTACTACAAAAAACTCTAAAGGAGTAGGGCTACATTCATAGTTATATAATCCATTATAAAGCCTTCTTTGTTGGGAATCAACTATTTTTTTAGCTCCTGTTAAATAGTCGTATACTGCGACTCCTAAGGCAAACTGTGGGCTGATTGCTGCTCCTGCTCGTTTCTTTATCTCACCGTGAAGTGCCATTTCCAAAGGGTAGTGATAACGATCTTTAGCATAATCTGCATTATGGGTCCAAATATCATTTCCAAATATTTGCAAATTTCGAAGGAGAAAGTGCATGGCTGATACATCTTCAGAGTCGTCTCTTCCTTTCTCACCATCTGGTCCAGGGTTACATATAAATGTGGTTATCTG